GCCCGATGGAGGAAATCAAAAACAACGCTCATTACCATCAGATTCCACAAGAGAACAAAGAGCATGAGGCCACACCCACACACACGGGTGCACGCCTACCTGTCCATGGCGCGGCGAGATCCGACATCAGAAGATGGGAACATTGGAGTGAAGAATTTAAATTCTTCAACATAATTAATTACATTTCCAATGTCCATGTCCTGGAGGCCGGAAGTCCTGGCAGCCCTAATACACTTAAGATACTGGTCGTTCAGTTTATGCATCTGAATACGCCATGTTGCCCAAGACCAATCTTGGTCAGTGTACGAGCCCGCCGCGGGGTCATCTTTCTCTTCTCGGGATTGACCCAAACCCGCTTCACATATACAATGGAGAAGAACTTCCCCCAAGAGGATGGTCTCGCTTTGAGGACCATCAGGGATCTCAGATTTACGAATAATCTGAGCAGGGAAGTTACCGTTCAGAGGCTTGCGTGCCCGCTCAATGATATGGGAGCACACGCCGAGATCAAGAGGTGCATGAATTGACTGTATCGTCATCCGACCCTTCAGGTTGCAGGCAAGGTATCCTGCAACCTTCAATTGATCGATGAGACAGTCATCTCTGGTTCGGTACCAGAGATTCCGCTCTTGAACTCCAGGGGGTACTGGAAGCCCGATACCACCGAGAGACCTAGGGAACCACTTATTAGCCATTTGTGGAGCAGCCTGAATGCTTTCATAATGGACTTGAAGAAAGTCCTGCATCAGCTTCCACACTATGGAGCCGTCGAGACCTCGTATGAGATCATTACAACGGTCGCTTAAGTCGGTCCAGCTCTCGGGATGGTGACGTACCTCCCCAGCCTCCGCGCCCTTCGGAACAGTGTTGTTCTGAAGGGCGAGGTTCACGAAACCTTCTAGTTTCCAAGGTTTCAGGACTCTTGTATATATGGAAACAGGGACACGTGTGGTTGTCCCGCTTGGTGTCTCTAAAAACCAAGTGGTGCTGCGGACCTCGTCTGTGAATCCAAACGAAGGAGCTCGACGAAGCTGAGAATTCATAATGATGAATTCACGCGACGTGTAGTTCTTCCCAATCGATGGATACAGACCACAGGCACTGGTGTAAAGTTTCCAATTCGCATACCCTTCTTTATTCGTAACAAATGCAATATCATCACCATTAATCAAGAGCTTTCCTGGCTGCTTGAAGTGACGATCAAGGGCTGCCAGAGTAGCAGCCGCATTGATAATGCATAAGATAGGGAAGGACATTGGAGAACCCATCAGTTGGCCCCATTTCTGAGGAGAGGACGCTGGGAGCTCTGTTGAGGAAGAGGAGCTGGGGGGGCCACGCTTTTCATAAACAAGCGAATGGCCACACAAGGCCTTACAACCTAAGAGGTAATAAGGATTGTTCTCGCCAACAAGTGGACAACCGGTCCAGCTTGCTGCCCCACAAATAGCCTTCCATGTGAACAGAGACAGGTCCGGCCGAAGGTTATCGGTCGCGGCCCTGTAGTCGCCGGAAACATAAAATTCATCCGGCCCCAGCCCTTCTCGGCTTCCAAACATCGCACGGAACGACTCTTCATCGATAGGCTTCCCAATGCACGAAAAATTGGCGAAGCGACGAAGACGTTGGTGCATGTACTTTTGGAACTCGAGAGTGCGATAGTACTCAGCAGCCTGACCCATCGTGATCACGCGAACCTTCAATGGTTCCGGGATAGGGAATGGTCGGCAAGCTAAAGGCTGAGACAGACGCGGAACCCACTGCTCATCAACCCAGTCCTGAAAATCACAGACCAGATCACAAGTATAGTGGGACACCACATCCATCACACGCCCATTTGCCTCCGACATTCCAATGAGACACGTGGGAGCGAGACACCAATCGCATACTTCTAAGTAATGCATGTTCTCGCTAAACCCTTTCATAAGCTCAACGAAGGCTCCACCATCGCATCCACGGTTTTCAAAACACGCTTTCACTGATGGGAGTCTATCCTTATGAGTAAAGGGATGGCCGCCGTATACCGCATGAACGATCTCAGAAATACGGTCCTCAACCTGGAGCAACATCTCCTCCTGCACCTCCG